TCATCCGGTGACTATGCGAAGATTGGTTCATCCGGTTACTATGCGCAGATTGGTTCATCCGGGAACTCTGCGAAGATTGGTTCATCCGGTGACTATGCGCAGATTTGTAGCACAGGAGAAGATTCCGTGATCTGCTGCGCTGGACATAATTCTATTGTTAAGGCAAAAAAAGGCAGTTGGATCACGCTTTCTGAATGGGAATATTCAGAAGAAAAGAAACGAGTTATTCCGTTATGTGTCAAGACGGAATATGTAGACGGAGAACGAATAAAAGCAGACACGTTCTATCGCCTTGTAAAAGGAGAATTCAAGGAAGTTAACTAATCAATACTGTCAAATGCATAAGACAGTGCATTTTAACATATCACAAATAAACGAGCTGCCATTTGGCAGCTCAGGAGGTGGTCTAATGGATTTAGAACAAAAATCGATAGAGAGGATACAAACAGCTTCAGAAATGAGTCTGAATTATTATAAAAAACCTCTTGTATGCACATATTCCGGTGGAAAAGATTCTGACGTGATGCTTGAACTGTTCAGGCGGTCCGGTGTTCCTTTCGAAGTGCATCACAGCCATACAACCGTAGATGCGCCGCAAACAGTCTATCATATTCGAGACGTATTTAAAAAGCTGGAATCAGAAGGGATTAAATGTGAAATTTCGATGCCAAAATTGACAATGTGGCAGCTGATTGTGAAAAAGAAAATGCCACCGACAAGATTAGCCAGATATTGCTGCGCGTACCTGAAAGAAAATGACTGTAGGAACAGAATGATTGCAACAGGTGTTCGCTGGGATGAAAGCAGAAATCGGGCTAATAGGGGGTGTTATGAGACGTTAATGAAAAATAAAGCCGACAGAGTTATTCTTTCCGATGATGACATGTCAGACATGCAAACGGAAAAAGATTTTAAACAATTAACAATTCCGGGAGTGGGTTCTGATTTAATGTTGATGAATGATAATTCGAAAAAAAGAAGATTCATCGAACGGTGCGAAATGAAAGCGAAAACCGTATGCAATCCAATTATAGATTGGAAAGATAAAGACATAAAAGATTACATTGAGTCAGAAAAAATTTGCATGAATCCGCTGTACCGCATGGGCTTTAACAGATGCGGCTGCATTGGATGTCCGATGGCCGGAAAACATAGATATTTTGAATTTTCGATATTTCCGACGTACGAAAGAGCGTACAAAAGAGCATTCAACAAAATGCTTGATGTAATGAAAGCAGACGGCACAGGAAGAACGCCAAAATGGGAAAACGGTGAAGAGGTCTTTCTGTGGTGGATGGAAGATAAAAACATACCCGGACAGATGACGCTTGATGATTTTATGTAGGAGGTGGCAGTATTCAGAGAAATCTCGTTCACGAAATGATTGAGACGGTTGAGAATGAGCTTATTGAACGACTTTGGTTATAGGAGGACGATTGATATGATTATACATCTGAAGATCAATGAAGTGTGTGACTGCACCATCGGAGTCACGAGAAAAATGAAAGATGACATGATATCGTGTGAAAATGGGTTTTCTGTCGAAAAATATCCTGATTGTAGAAAGTGTTCATGGGATCATGTCAAGATTGGAAATGAAGACCTTTGCATGGTTCATAGAATCAGAGCTGCCGTTTTGAATAACGAAAGGAATGTTACATACTATGGTGAACAGTAAACAAAAAGGGGCCAGATTTGAGAGGGAATTGTCAAAAATCTTTCAAAGTTACGGCTATGAAAATGCAAGAAGGACAGCTCAATATTGCGGAAATACCGGAGATGCTTCTGATGTAATCGGCCTTCCTGGCATCCATGTCGAGGCAAAGATGCAGGAACGTATGAGGCTATATGACTGGATGGCTCAGGCCGAAAATGACGCCTCAAATAACCGCGTGAATCCTCTCCCGGCAGTGTTTCATAAGCAAAGTCGAAAAGAAATTCTTGTGTCCATGCGATTAGACGACTGGATGAAGCTGTATCAGGGATATGCAGAGATTATGAGACTGGATGAAGGAGGTGATTAAGAATGGCCGAAAGGCGCATGTTTACTCAGAAAATCATTGATTCTGACGCTTTTCTTGATATGCCTCTGACGACTCAGGCCCTATATTTCCACCTTAACATGAGGGCAGATGATGACGGGTTCATCAACAACCCGAAGAAGATCTGCCGGATGATCGGGGCATCTGAGGATGATCTGAAGCTGCTGATTGCAAAAAGATTTGTGCTCGCATTCGAAAAAGGTGTGATCGTCATTAAGCACTGGCGTATGCATAACCTGATTCGAAAGGACCGGTACAGTCCGACCCAGTACGAGGACGAATTCATGAGTTTAGACATTAAGGATAACGGATCATACACTGAAAAAATGCCGCAAATTCAAGGGATTGAGGAGTATGGCAACCAAATGGCAACCAGTTGGCAACCAGTTGGCAACCAAATGGCAACCAGTTGGCAACCAGTTGGCAACCAAATGGCAACCCAGGATAGGTTAGGTAAGGATAGTATAGGAGAGGTTAGTTTAGGTAAGAGTAGTATAGTTAAGGACAGTATAGGAGAGAAAGAAGAAGTAAAAGAAGAAAAAAACTCCACCACCAACACCTGCAAGCAGGTGGCAGCCCTCTTCAATCAAATCTGTGTGTCATATCCTTCTGTTCAATCTCTCTCTGAGGCAAGAAAGAAAGCTATAAGAGCCAGATTTAAGACTTATACGCTAGAAGACTTTGAGATCTTGTTCGAGAAAGCGGAGGCATCCGACTTTTTGAAGGGCGGCAATGGCCGGAACTGGTCAGCAAACTTCGACTGGCTTATCAGGGATTCCAACATGGCGAAAGTACTTGACGGCAATTATGACAATAAGTCTTGTGGCAGAAATCAAGCACCGAACAAGACAGCACAGCAGCTAGACGATTTTTATGACATGGCTGCCAGATGGGCAGCAGAGGGGGAATGAAGACATGGACAAGAATGAATTCTCGATGTTCTCGATGGCATTAAAGACTTATTATCCGCGGGAGAACCTGTTGCCGAACACACAGGCCATGGAGCTGTGGTTTAAGCAGTTACAGGATATTCCGTATGCGGTGGCAGAAACGGCACTGAACAAGTGGGTAGCTGTAAACAAGTGGTCGCCGTCGATTGCAGACATTAGGGCAGAGGCAGCAGAGATCAAGAACGGTGAGGCTCCTGACTGGGGCGAAGGCTGGGAGAGTGTGATCGCTGCCATCCGGCGATACGGCTCTTACCGGGTAGATGAGGCGATGGCGAGCTTTGAGCCGGTAACCCGTAAGTGTGTTGAACGAATCGGGTTTTTAAACATCTGTCAGTCGGAGAACATTGCTGCGGATCGGGCGAACTTCCGGACGCTGTACGAGCAACTGGCGGAGAAAGAGCAGAAGCACAGGCAGGTCCCAGAGGTGATCAATCGCTTGGTCGAAAAAATTCAGAGCGGAGAAATTGACGTTGATGCTCTTGAAGCTCGTATGATACAAATAGAGCGACGAAATACAAAGGACGGTAAAATTATCGAGCATTAAAATAAAACGCCTTAAAATGGCAAATAGGAGGCATAAAATGGATTTTAAATTACTTATTACGACAAAAATGCTCATGGAGGTTTTATCAGCTGGCAAATCGTCAGCCGAGATCATCGGAGAAAAGGCGGAGGCGAAAGTCAGAGTGGGTTCCAGAATTTTCTGGTATCTGCCGAAGATTCAGAAATACCTTAAGGAGAACGCAAGTGATGATGGGAGGTTGAAATAATGCCGGCGGGATACAGTATCACCAACGAGGAGAGAAAAAAGATTGTGCGCATGCATGATGAGGGAATGAGATACACTGATATAGCCTGTGTGCTCGCTCTGAGCAAATCTAGCGTCTATAATATCTGCCGTGAGGAAACTTACAGGAGACACAACAGAAACACTGTATTCAGCTATGAGGAGGCAAATCAGGCAATTCACCCGGAGGATATCGACAAGCTGAAAAGAGAAACGTACATCGGCAGGACGGTAGTGATCAAACAAAAATCGTATGAAAGCAATGGCGTCCGTGCAACCGGTATGACGGGAATCGAGGAGAAAAGAGGGCGGGTGTGTGCCCTCTATCGGGATTTCTTCGGAATCATCATGGAAAATGGCGGATATCGGACGTCGGTGAGATGGGCGGACATGCTGAGTCGCCATGCGGATTACGGCATTGCTTTTGAGGGGTGAGTGACGGGGTTATGGCGTGCAAGTTGGAATGTATCGGAAATGCAAGTGACAAACATCAATGTTGCAAAATTTGCAATTGCAGAGACGAATGCAACATATTGTGCGATTGCATGGATAATTTTGAATATGCAGAAGATTGCGACGAGTGGGAGGATGATGATTGATGCCGTATTATAAAAAGTATTATAAACCGCAAGTTATGGCGTGGATCAAGCATTTCAAAGATGGAAAGCAGCCTAAAACATTACAGGAAGCTGTACACTACTATGCTGTTAAGTGTGCGATCAACGACACTCTTGAGATGGAGGACGGGGCTGACAGAATGAGGTTGATTGAAATGTGCTATTTAAAAAAAAATAAAAGCATCGCTGGGGCTGCTATGGAAGTAGGAGTATCAGAACGAACGGCGTACAGATGGTGTGAATCATTTGCGAGGGTTGTAGAAGAGAAAGCGGGTTACAGATAAATATTGGCAGTTGTAGTGGAAATATAGGATGTAGAATGGAGCGTGGATGGATGTCTTTTGACATTTTGTTTTTCCTCCTTACGATTATGCTGAGTGCGTAAAACCAGCAGTAGCAGACCGGATTCGCCGGCATGGCTATCGCCTTGAGATAGGTTGCACACTGTTTCATATTATTTCCTTTCTGAAGGGCTGTTCCGCTTTGACGGGAGGCCCTAAAGTTGTCTATATGGGGTGGTTGAATGACGGCTAAAAAAAATCCGGGTGGGAGACAAGAATTCAAGAAAACGGAAGATAAGATCGTTTGTGTTTTAGGAAAAACATACACAATACATTTTGATATATCAGAAGAAAATATGCCGGAAGGCGCTGACGGTTGCATGGATTATAGCATTCATGCAATCAAAATAGCAAAATTAAAACATGACAGGGATTCTGTGATGGATTTAAATTCGTATAGAAAAAAGGTTTTGCGTCATGAGATTATCCATGCCTTTTTATATGAATCAGGCATGTGGAATTGCAGCGGAAGCACAGATTGCTGGGGAATGGATGAGACAATCACAGATTGGATTGCTATTCAGTCTCCAAAGCTATTCAAGGCGTTCGATGAAGCTGATTGTTTAAATTGAAAAAACAAAAAATCGATAGGGAGGTGTCGGGATGACAGCACGCAAACCAGCAATCGGAAGACCGCCGAGATTCAGAACAAAAGAAGAAATACAAGAGAAGATTGATGCTTACTTCAAAGAGTGCGATGGCGAAGCGCTGAAAGATAAGGACGGAAACCCGATGCTGAATAAGTGGGGGAATCCGATTATTTTTAGGCAAAGGCCACCGACTGTGACTGGATTGGCGTTGGCATTGGGTTTTACGACGAGACTCTCATTGATTAATTATCAAGGAAAAAAAGAGTTTATGAACACGATAACGCGCGCAAAGACTCGAATAGAGGAATATACAGAGCAAAGACTATTCGATAAGGAAGGCAGCAACGGTGCGCAGTTCAGCCTCAGGAATAACTTTTCCGGGTGGAATGAGCATAGCAAATCGGAGTTAGACGAACAAGAACAGAAAGCAAGAATCGAACAGATTCACGCGCAGACGGAACTTCTCAAGGCGAAGGCTCAGGCTGACGATATTGAAGAGGCTGCCGACGATGGATTCTTAGAAGCACTGAAAGACACTGCGGCGAGCGACTGGGAGGACGGATCAAGTGAAGAGGATTAAGCAGTTCTTCAAATTCCAGCCATTTTCGAAAAAGCAGCGAATGGTTCTTAACTGGTGGACGGATGGATCACCGGTTAAAGAATGTGAAGGAATCATAGCAGATGGTGCGATTCGTTCCGGAAAGACAGTGTGCATGTCTTTGTCGTTCGTAATGTGGGCGATGTCTACATTTAATGGCCAGAATTTCGCAATGTGCGGAAAGACGATCGGATCCTTCCGGCGTAACGTCCTTTTCTGGCTGAAGCTGATGCTAAAGTCGAGAGGATACAGGGTGACGGATCACCGTGCGGACAATCTTGTCGTAATATCCCGAGGGGATGTGGAGAATAACTTCTACGTCTTCGGAGGTAAGGATGAGAGGTCACAGGATCTGATCCAGGGCATCACATTGGCCGGCGTGTTCTTCGATGAAGTGGCTCTGATGCCGGAATCTTTCGTCAATCAGGCGACTGGACGATGCTCTGTGGATGGCTCAAAATATTGGTTCAATTGCAATCCGGACGGTCCAAATCACTGGTTCAAAAAAAACTGGATAGACAACAGAAAAGCTAAGAGGCTGCTATATCTGCATTTCACGATGGACGATAACCCGAGCCTTACAGAGAAGATTAAGGCTAGATATCGAGCTATGTATGTAGGCATCTTCTATGCAAGATACATAGAGGGACGCTGGGCGATGGCAGAGGGTGCGATTTACGACATGTTCGACGAGAATGTGCATGTTATAGATCATATTCCGGAACTTGAAGGACCTTGGTACATATCGTGTGACTTTGGTATTCAGAATGCAACTGTATTCCTTTTGTGGCGCAGAAAGAAAGGCACGAACACATGGGTATGCACGAACCAATACCGATACAGTGGACGAGAAAAGAAAGTACAGAAGTCGGTCAAACAGCTTATAGACGGCATGGAAGAAACGTTCGGGCTGAGTTCGGATGAATACGACACAGAAAAGATATGCCCTAGGAACATTATCGTAGACCCTTCTGCAAGTGCGTTAATTGTAGAGCTTAGACAGAGGGGATACAGTGTCAGGAAGGCGAAAAATGATGTCCTGAATGGTATCGCAGACGTACAAGTGATGCTTAAGGATGGCCGTCTGCTGTTCCTGAAACGATGCTGTAAGGAGACTATCGAGGAGATACAGGGGTACAGATGGGACGAAAAGAAAGCCGAGCGAGGAGAGGATGCCCCGGTCAAAGAGGCGGATCATTCGTGTGATGCTATCAGATATTTCGTGAAAACGATGAAGCTTGTGAATCGAGATGACACGGAGGACGATAATGAATATGAATTCTATCTATAGAGGTGAGACATGAAAACGTATCAAGATTTAGAGAAGCTCGGCAAAAATGATATTGAACGGGGAAATTTCTGCCGATATGCTGTAAACTCTTTCATGGAATCGGAAGAATACAAAAATGCACGGTCTGGGGAAGCTTATTATTCGAAACATAACGAGACGATAGAGCGGTTTCAGAAGTTCCTGTACAGCCTGTCCGGCCGTAGGATTCCTGATCTGTTCAGCGCAAACTATAAACTTAAGACACTCTTCTTTAGACGGCTGATCATACAGCAGGTACAGTATGTTCTAGGAAACGGCGTTACCTTGCAGAACAAGAACAACAAAGAGAAACTTGGTCGAGATTTCGACTATAAGTTGCAGACTGCCGCAAAAAAGGCAATGGCTGCGGGTCGTGCCTTCGGTTTTTGGAACTACGATCATTTAGAGGTCTTCGGGTATGCAGACACCCCTTCTTCTCCGGGCTTCTGTCCTCTCTACGACGAGGATACAGGAGAGCTGCGAGCTGGTATTCGATATTGGTTCAGAAACGAAGGAAAGAACAAGATTTTTAGAGCAACCCTCTACGAAGATGAAGGCTATACGGAATATATCAAGACAGGCAGCGAAGATGCGAAGGTTATGCAGCCTAGAAAGGGCTACAAGATCATCACGAAGTCTACAGAGGTACAAGGCATTGATGATGTTTGTGAGGAAAACTACAGCAGCCTTCCGATCGTCTGCCTCTATGCGAATGATACGCATGAAAGCGAGCTTGTAGGCATCCGTGAAAACATCGACTGCTACGATTTTATCAAATCCGGCCTCGCAAATGATATTGATGATACATCCGGCTTCTACTGGATCCTTAAGAATGAGGGCGGAATGAAAGACGTTGACCTGGCTAAGTTCATACAGAGAATGAAGTCTGTACATGCTGCTGCCGTGGACGGTGATGAGGCAAGCATAGAAGCACATACCCTCGATGTGCCTTACGATGCACGAAAGACTATGCTTGAGCTACTCAGAAAGGACATCTATGAGGACTTTCAAGCTCTTGATGTCAATACCCTTTCTGCCGCACAGAAGACAGCGCAGGAGATTCAGGCAGCCTATCAGTCGCAGGACAACAAGTGTGCGGACTTCGAATACAACGTTATCGATTTCGTACAAAAAATTCTGGAACTGGCAGGCATCGACGATGAGCCAACTTTCGTCTGGAATAAGGTCACGAACCAGAACGAAGCAATGGATATGGTCCTTAAAGCTGCGGCTTACCTGTCGGATGAGTGCATTATTAAGCACTTGCCTTTCCTGACTCCGGAAGAGGCCGACGAAGAGATTGACAAGCGAGAAAAAGAACAGCTGAATAGCTTCAATCTTGGCGGAGATAACAAGAACGGAGAAGGAGAAGAGGGAGACGGTGAAACCGGCGAAGGTGATGATCAAGGCGGACGGGGTGACAATGGGGATGATGAATAATGTCGTATATAGAGGACTGGACAGAAGAAGAACTGAAAGCCCTTGAAAGAAAGCTAGACAAGCAGTATCGAGAGGCGTGGAAAGACCTGAATGCAAAGGCCAAATCCTACTTCCTCCGGTATGCGAAGCGGTGGGAAAAGGAATACAAGGCCTACCAGGAAGGCAAGTATAAAACCGACGAATTTCGGCTGTGGGAACAATCCCAGTTGGCTAGAGGTCAGCACTGGGACGATCTTCGAGACAAGATGGCAGAACGTCTTACGAATACAAACGTTATCGCTGCAAGCTACATAGAAGACGCAATCATTAATATCTTCTGCGAGAATTACAACTACGCTGCCTACACGGTCGAAGGATATGCGCAGAATTATATGTCTAATATCCAGATGGGTGCTGACTTTGATTTAATGAATGAGTCGGTTATGCGCCGCTTGCTTCTTAAAAATCCGCGCCTTTTGCCACTTCCTTCTGTTGATATTCCTAAAGATCAGCAATGGAACAAGAATAAGCTACAAGCCTGCCTCATGCAAAGCATCCTGCAAGGGGAAGGCATCGGGGAGATGTCAGACAGGTTTCAACGGGTCGCGGCAATGAATCGCGCATCTGCGATAAGGAGCGCAAGGACGGCGACGACAGGTGCACAGAACGGCGGAACATACGAAGCCTATACAGCTGCGGAGAAGATTGGCATACAGATTCAGGATGAGTGGATCGCTACACACGATTACCGCACCCGTGACAGCCACAGGGCATTGGACGGTACAAGGGTTAAGCACGGGGAACGGTTCGCAAACGGCCTGCGCTTTCCGGGGGACATGCTATTCGGTACATCAAGAGAACTATATAACTGCCGATGCACTACACGGGCTATCATATCCGGCATCAATGACTCTGATCCCGTTGACCTGAGTCATTGGAGTGGCGGCGCAAAAGAATATGCAGCATGGAAAAGAGGAAAGAGGCGGTAAGATGTCAGGATTCGAGATGGTAGACAATGTGGGGGCAGTAAAAGCCTTGTTCGAAGAGAAGTGCAATAAGGCGCTGGAAGAAATTGGACTGGCTGCGGAAGGGTATGCCAAGAAAAACATACAGAAAAAGATTATAACCGGAGCTACAACGCCCCGAACAGGCCGGCTGATGTCTAGCGTAACACACATCGTGGACGGAAAAGACTGCTATATCGGAACAAACGTTGAGTATGCGATATATTTTGAAATGGGAAGCGGAACGCAATCCCCATACGGCAGAAGAAAGACACCGTGGAAGTATCAGGATGCCAACGGAAATTGGCACATGACACACGGTATGAGACCGCGACCATTTTTAAAACCGGCCGTGACGGAATATTCAAGTAAATATGCAAATATCATCAAGGATATGATGGAAGGATAAGGGATTCGGCATTGTGCCGAGTCCCTTTTTTTGGCAGTTGAAGACAGAAAAAATAAATTAATATATAAGCAAAGACTGCAAAGGACAGCGGTCGTTTTTCCCGTTAGCAAAGCGAAGCTAACAGAGAAGTGGAGGTAATAAAAATGGCACTTAAAAGAAGTGAACTGAGAAAAATCGTCAAAGATGCCGACATGACAGATGAAGAAAAGCTGACGGCTGTGATGGACCTGCTGCACAGCGAGGTGGACGACCTCAAAGAAGAACAGGACGACTTAAAAGAACAGCTGAAGAAGGCACAGGATGATCTGAAAGATGCACAGAAAAACGGCGGTGGCGATGATTCCGAATGGAAAAAGAAATACGAAAGCGAGCGCGACGCTTTCAAAAAATTCAAAGACGATCAGACTGCTAAGGACAGCAGAACGGCTAAAGAATCGGCTTACAGGAAGCTTCTTGAAGAGTCAAAGGTGAGTACAAAAGCTATTGACAATGTGCTTAAAGTCACCAATTTTGATGAAATTGAACTGGACGAGAAAGGACAGATCAAAGACACTGCCGACGTGAAGAAAAAGATTGAATCAGATTGGTCTGGATTCATCGAGAAGAGTAACACCACGGGCGCAGATGTTAAAAATCCGCCAAAAAATGACGGAGGAACAGGATCATATACAAGCAGAGAAGAGGCAAGAAAGGGCGTCAAATCAACAGCAGAAATGATGAAACGTATCCGCGAGAATCCTCAGCTCTATACAACTAATAGTGTTAATTCAGGAGATTAAAAAATGGCTACTGAAACAAATTTGATTAAAACTACCGATCTGGCAGATGCTCAGGTTAGGGAGATGGCTTTCACAGAGCTTTTCACAGAGAATCTTAGGAAGCTCATTGAGGCTCTCGGCGTGACTAGAAAAATCGCTAAACAGGCCGGAAGCGTTTTAAAGACATACAAAGCAACTGGTACCCTTGCGAGCGGAACTGTTGCCGAAGGTGAAGTGATTCCACTTTCTAAGTACAAAATGAAAGTGGTTAATTATGGAGAAATCACACTGGAAAAGTGGAGAAAGGCTACAACAGCGGAGGCTATCATTGGATCTGGTTTTAACCAGGCGGTGACCTTGACAACCGACAGAATGATGAAGGACATCCAGAATAACACTCGTACAAAGTTCTTTACATTTTTAGGTACAGGAACAGGAGCCTCTACAGGCGTAGGCCTTCAGGCGACACTTGCACAGACGTGGGGGCAGCTGCAGACACTTTTCGAAGACAATGCTATCGAAGCAGTATACTTCATCAATCCGCTGGATATCGCTGACTATCTTGCAACAGCAACGATCACTACACAGACAGCGTTTGGAATGACGTATATTGAAAACTTCCTCGGAATGGGCACTGTATTTATGAACAGCTCTGTTCCGAAGGGTAAGGTATACGCAACAGCGAAGGACAACCTTGTTCTCTATTATATTCCAGTAAACGGCGCTGATTTGGGCAATGCGTTCAGCTTTACATCCGATGAGCTTGGCTTGATCGGTATCCATGAGGATTCTGACTACAAAACGATGACATGTGAAGATGTTATCGTCAGTGGTCTGACACTGTTTGCAGAAATGATTTCCGGCGTTGTTGTGGGCACAATCACAGCGTCAGCCTAAGAATTAAGAGAGAGGAGGGTTGATGATGATTTCTGAGGTAATGAGACATATCCGGAATTACTTCCAAACAGGGGAGTATATCGACGGAACCTATACGATTCAGGACGGCACCATTGACCTTCCTTTTCTGCTTGACGGACAGTATTTCTTACTTGAAGGTTCTGTGCTGAATGACGGGGTGTACCAGTACCCACCTTATGAGCTCGAAGATGAGACGTTCACCGGAACGATTGTTCCTCTGAAGCCTCCGAAAGCTTTCCTTAATCTCTGCGAGGATATCGCACAGTATGTAGAGAAGTATGGCGGAAGCAATGTTGGGCCGTACTCTAGTGAGTCATTCGGAGGATACACATATACCCGCGCAACGAATCAGAATGGCTCTCCGCAGACATGGAAAGATGTGTTTGCGAGTCGCTTAAACGAATGGAGGAAGGTCTAATGAGTTTGATCGAAAATATGATGATTCCTTTTTGCTTCGTCGAAAAGAAACGTACACCAGACGGTGCAGGCGGCTTCCTTTCTGAGTGGACAGACGGCGCAGAATTCAATGCAGCTCTTACTCTTAACACCACCATGGAGGCCCGCAAGGCCGAACATGACGGCATGACGAGCGTATACACAGTGACTACAAGCAGAAACGTTCATCTGGATTATCACGACGTGATCCGTCGTCTCTCTGACGGCAAAACGTTCCGAATTACATCTGATTCTTCAGACAAGATGTCTCCGACTGTATCGACACTGGACATCGCACAGTCAACGGCGGAGAGATGGGAGCTGACACAATGACAACAGGCGAAGCATTATATAAGTTTTTTAATTCTTTTGGAATAACGGCATATCCTACGACATCTGTCCCGGATGATGTCGTTTTTCCGTATATGACATACGATTATTACGACAGTTTCTTCGGAGATGCAGAGCAATCTATAACTGCATCCCTGTGGTTCTATACGACTTCTGAGCTGATTCCGAACAAGAAAGCGGATGAGATTGCAGCAGCTATCGGACGAGGCGGAAAAGTAGTAGCCTGCGATGGCGGAGCAGTATGGCTCAAGCGTGGGGAACCTTGGTGTAATGCCCTGTTAGATGATGGGGATACATCAATTAAGAGACGTCTACTTAATATTACAGTTGAATTTTTGAAGGGGTGATAGAAAATGAAATTCACAAAAATTCCCGAAAATACATTTAAGGAATTGCAGATGAACACAGGCGTTCTGTGTGATACATTCACACCGGCAAGCGGCACTATCGGTAACATCCTTGGTGCTACTACAGGAGGTATCAGCTTCGCGGATGCCCTTACATTTACGGATTTCGGCGAAGATATCGACAATTGCCCGAAAAATACGATGGAACTGAAGCGTCTGGACAGCCATGAAGTCACGCTATCCGGCACGTACGTTACGGCCACATCGGCAAGTGTCAAAAAGCTCATGGCTGTTGCGGACATCGACAGCGTAGACGAGACAAAGATTACACCGCGAAATGATGTGAAGCTGGCAGATTATGGAGATGTCTGGTGGGTCGGCGATTATTCCGATAAAAACGACGATTCAAACGGCGGTTTTATTGCTATTCATCTGATTAACGCCCTTTCTACAGGCGGTTTTCAGCTGACCACAAGCGACAAATTAAAAGGACAGATGGCATTCACATACACAGGCCATTACAGCATCGAAGAACCGGACAAAGTGCCTTATGAGGTGTATGTATCTGCCGGTAAATAAGAAAGGAATGAGATAATATGAAGAAGCTTTCAGAAATCACAATGGAGCAGGGACTTGATATCGTTGCAGATATCCTTGTTCCGATCATGAACATTGCCGAAGACGATACAGCAAGAGATTTTTTCACAAAGGAAAAGCCCCAGGAAGGTGAAAATGCGATCCAGATGGCCTTGCGCCGGATCAAGTCAAGCCTTCCGGTCCTTATCAAAAAGCATAAGGAAGACCTGATCGTCATCATGGCAGCTCTTAACACGCAGACTGTAGACGAATACAAGCATTCAAAAGGCTTCATGGGCCTTGTAAAAGACGTAGTGTCACTTGCGAATGATGAGGACTTACAGGGGCTTTTTACATCAGCAGAGTCAGAGAATATCAGCGAATCGTCTGGCTCTGCGTCGGAGAATACAGAGGGCGCAGCGTTAAAGGGTTTATAGGCTTTACAGTAGCCCGTATTCAGCAAGATATTGAAACAAAGGCGTATAGAATATATGTGACAGACAGCCTCCTGTGTGGTCTCAACGCCTTCAGAAAAGAGCCGATTCTGCAAAGATATGCTGACGTTATAGAAGGGAAAACAAAAGAAGAAGACACCCGTTCCGGCGATGAGATTGTCGCTGATCTGATGAGAAGGGCGGGTCTGAAATTTGAATCTTCTTGAATTATACGCAAAACTGAGCCTTGACACAGGAGAATATGACAAAGGCTTAGATGATTCTAAAAGCAAAGCAAAATCGGCTGGCAGTTTCATTGCGTCCACTTTCGGGAAAGCTGCTGTGACGACCGCTAAGACGGTAGCGGCAGCATATGGAACTGTACAGGCTGGAATTGCTGTATTAACTAAAAAGTCATTAGATGCGTATTCGAGCTATGAACAGCTCACCGGCGGTGTTCAGACACTTTTCGGTGCTGGCGGTGCATCGCTAGAAGAATATGCGAAGAGTCTTGATACAACAGTAGAAAAGGCGAAAAAGAAATATAAAAAGCTCATGGATGCACAGGATGCAGTCATGAAGAGTGCTGCGGGAGCTTACAAGACGGCGGGTATGTCGGCTAATACCTACATGGAAACCGTCACAAGCTTCTCGGCATCATTGATTCAGGGCCTTGGTGGAGATACCAAGGCGGCAGCCAAAGAGGCCGACAAAGCCATCACTGACATGGCGGACAATGCAAACAAGATGGGCACGAATATTCAGGATATCCAGAACGCCTATTCCGGATTTGCAAAATTTAATTTTACTATGTTAGATAACCTTAACAAAATGGGGGCACTTGCCGCATAAATAAATGGCGATGTGCGAACCTTCTCTGATTGACTTGGAACTCCCGGCGGGGACAACAGGGCGCAAGGGTAATGCTAGCGTGAACGACTAAGTGAGAAGGCTCCTACAAATAATTGATGGTATACCCTTTTAATTTTCCATAATGATATTCTTCGTTCATTTTTACACGTGTTCTTACTGTTTGATATCCAAAATGGCGAAGAAGTGCACTTTTTGTAGGAAATTCTAAACGTATATCACCTTTAACAGCTACAACTTTTACACCAACCGCTTGAGCTGAAAGCTCGTCACGTGTATCAAATCCAAAAGCATGCATATTGTCATAATTGTTCACCCAGCGTAAATTGCTTACATGGTTGTTTGATTTGTTTCCGTCGATATGGTCAACTTGAGGTAAATTGTTTGGATTTGGTATAAAAGTTTTAGCAACCAGACGATGAATATATTCATTTTTAATTCCGTTTTCGTTTCGGAGTTGATAGCAAAAATAACCGCGTCCTGCGGTTCGAGGTTTTAACAGTTTTGAAACATAGATACTTTTAACCTCACCGTTTTCGTTAATGGAATAATTTGGATAATCCTTGATTGTAACAAACATAAAAATCCTCCTTTTATTTCATTATATTGTAAAACGCTTATATTTGTCAAGTAGGAGAAGCGATAGTCTGAACTATACCTATAACGTGTGGAAATGAAAGTATAGATAACATATGCAAACTTGGTTATGGCGGTACTCAGGCCGAAATGGTCAGACTTATTAATGATTCGGGAATCCTTAATCATACTATCGAAGACTTAGACGGCATCACATTCGACCAGATTGTCGATGCGATTCACGAAGTCCAGACCAATATGGGAATCACGGGAACAACAGCGAAAGAAGCAGCAACCACCATCGAGGGTTCTGTTAATTCTGCAAAAGCATCATGGGAAAATCTTGTGACCGGAATCGCCGATCAGAATCAAGACCTTTCAGAGCTGACATCTCAGTTCATTGAGAGTGTAGAAGTAGCAGCAAGCAATGTATTACCGAGAATTCTTCAGATTTTCAAGGGCATTGGAGAGGCAGCGCAGGACATTGGCCCTGTCATTGCAGAGAAGCTTCCCGGCGTTGTGACAGAAGTTGTTCCGGCGTTCTTCAGTGCTGGCCAGTCGATGATGAAGGCTATCGGTTCGGCTATTGTCGAAAATGCACCGGATGTCATTGAATTCGGTATTGAAACACTGTCAAACCTGTGGGAGTCCGGAGGAAAAGACTTCGTTGAGACAGGCAAAGATACAGCTGTAGAGTTGCTTAAAAAGCTCAGCGATGGCCTAGTTGAAGGCATTCCGACATTATTAGAAAATGTGTTGCCGATGCTGGAACAGTTCACGGAGTACATTCGAGAGAACGCCGGAACGGTTATAGATGCCGGATTGGAATTAATCAAGAATCTGGCACAAGGATTAATCAACAGCCTGCCGCTTCTTATCGAGTATGTGCCGCAAATTATTATTAATATTGCGGAAATCATAAACGAAAATGCTCCGAAAATCCTTATGGCCGGCGTTGATCTGATCGTAATGCTTGTGACCGGTATCATTCAGGCCATTCCGACTCTGATCGAGAATATCCCGAAAATTATTGAAGCTATCGTGTCCGTATGGACGGCGTTTAACTGGCTGAATCTCGGCAAAAATGTCCTTGACGGTGTTATCAACGGCATTAAGTCACTGCCTTCAAAGGCGAAAGGAATCATCAAAAATGCTGTATCTAACATCAAGTCAACATTCACGGGAGCAGGTATAGAAGGCGTTGTGAGTCGTATCTTTTCGAATGTGAAAAACTTCATCACGTCTCCTATTAAAAATGCGATAGCGACAGTTAAGAGCACTGTAGCAACTGTTACAAATCCGTTTGAAACAACCTTCACGAAGGCTTTTAACATCGTAAAAGGTGCAATCGACAAGATTAAGGGCGTCTTTAAGTTCAGTTGGAGCCTTCCACATTTGAAACTGCCTCATCTGTCGATCACCGGCAAATTTGGCCTGACTCCACCGAGCGTGCCGCATTTCAGTATTGAATGGTATAAAAAGGCCATGGATAACGCAATGATTCTTAGCGATGCAACAATCTTTGGAGCATCAGGAGGGCATCTGTTAGGCGGTGGAGAGGCAGGAAACGAAGTTGTAGCAGGAGAAGCGCATCTGATGGACATGATTAGAGAAGCCTCTGCCGAAGGCTCTAATGACGTTCTTGAAGCCATCCTGTCGGAGCTGATCAAGCTCAATAACGGCCTCTATGACAAGATTGTGAACGCTCTCAGGTCGATGAACATAAAATTTGACGAGCGAGAGCTTGCAAGACTGGTGAAAAAATATGCTTGATAAATTTTTTTACGAAAATAACAACGGTAAACGGGCCGTCTTCGGTGAAGGCGGCCTGTATGCTAATTATAATGACATACGAGATTATGAATGGTCGTATTCGGATGATAACAATATCATAGGAGGATTCTATAAGGAACCCGTTAAAAAGAGCCTTCCAGTTGTGATTGTAAAAAACTCCCTTGCTGAAAGAATAGCTGTTCGGAATAACCTTTTTGAAGTTTTCGAAAGTGATATTTTAGCAGGCAAAAAAGGACGTATATATATTGGCAAATGGTATCTAAAATGTTGGATTACTGCAATCGAGAACAGTAGCTACCTTGCTCACAAGGATTTCACGAAGGCAGATTTGACAATTGTTACTGATGAACCGTTCTGGATAAAAGAAGAACTATATTCTTACGGGGCTTTGAACACTTCCGCAAGCGGCGGCGTTGATTTCCCTTTCGATCTCCCGGTCGACTTGCGGTCGGTGAATGTTGGACAGAATACTGTTTCAAATTCTCAAATCTTTCCTGCTGCATTCAAGATCACTGTGTACGGACCATGCTCTAATCCGGTGATGATCAAGATTGGCGGCCATACGTATCAGGTCAATGTCGGTCTTAACTCCGGCGAAAACCTTGTGATCGATTCTCTTAATAAGACGATAACTAAGGTTCTGCAGGACCGTGCCGAGACATCAGCGATGCGTTACAGGTACAAAAAAGAGAGCATTTTCGAAGAGATTCCGCCTGGTCAAAACGAACTTATATGGTCCGGAGATTTTGGATTTGACGTACTCTTATATCACAAGCGAAGTGAACCCGATTGGGAATCTTTGACTGGCAATATCGGAAGCAGTGATACACCTAAACCGACACCCGGTGGCAGTGAAACAGAAGATATGAGCGTTTACTTGCTCGATTCAAGCGGAGAGCCGATTCTTGATTCTAATAACAATCGGATTGAATTGTAAGGGGGTACATCATGGATTTTTACATGACCGATAAGGATAGATACGACATGAAGTATCTCTCTGATAAGTGCTCGTTTGATTTTGAAGTCGGCAGTGAGAATGATTTTGAAATTGGAATTCCGGTGTCACTGTATGATTCAGAAATCTACGAAAAAGGACACTATATCTACTGCGACGGAACAGAATACGGCGGACGGATAGAAGGAATTAAGTCAGATACATCTGATGAGATTGTAAAAATATACGGCGAGACGTTCCGGGGAATGCTCAAGGACAAGGTTGTTGAGCCACCGACCGGAGAAGCTTATTTGTATGTTTCAGGAGATTTAACGGAATGTCTTAAGGCTTTGCTTGGCGGACAGTATACAGACGTGTTTAAAGTCTCTGACACCCTCACAGGAGTTTCTGTGAGCAACTATAAAGTTAACAGATATGATTACATTCTCAATGCGATGGAATCCTTTCTTGAGTCTAAAGGCTATCGACTGGACATCAGCGTGGTCAACGAAGAGGCACAATTTTTTGTTGAACTGTCAGCGAAACCGAACGAGGTTGATGATGAGATATCGCAGGACTATGATCTTAATTTTAGCATCGACAAAAAAATACTGAAATATAACTATATAATTGCACTCGGTGGCGGACAGCTCGAGAAAAGAACGGTTCTGTATCTGCATCAAAAAGAAGATGGCACGATTGAACAGGTTTCAGGCATCCCGACCGGCGACGATATCCGAGTGTATAAATACGATTACAGTTCATCAGAATCAACAGGAAGCGAAACAGAGTTGCTTGACGGTGCTGCAAAGAAATTTGACGAGATCAACGAATCAGACAGTCAGGCGATGACTATCTCGGACAGCTCACAGATTGAGTTAGAGCTTGGCAGCGTCGTTTCGGGACGCGATTATATCACCGGCATCACGATTCAAGAGCCGGTGACGAAGAAAATTCTAAAAATCAAAAACGGGATAGCAGCGGTTTCTTTCAAAATAGGAGATGATAAATAATGGCAAAAATAGTTACCGGACACACAGGAAGTGCACACATTACAGCAGATGACTGGGCTTCTTTCAACGCGGGGCTTCTGAGTAGCTCTGACGTTGTGCTTGCATTTGATATGCCGGAGGCAAAAGAAACAACCTCCGGCGTTGTGACATTGCCGAAGCTTGAAATCGTCATTCAGGGTGTGCACTGTCGAACGGATGGTACAGAAAAAGTGACTATTGAAACGGGGTCGCAAGGACTTTACAGAAACGATTTAATTATTGGAAGGTATCAAAAAAATGCATCATCCGGCGTTGAATCTTTTGCGGTTGATATCGTAAAAGGGACAGCATCATCTTCACCGTCTGATCCATCTGTAACTCAGAACGATATTAGATCAGGCGGAACGCTTCGAGAGGTACCACTTTACAGAATCGTTTTATACGGCTCAACGATTCAGAAAATCGAGCCAGTGATATCGAATATCAAGAATCTGCGTAACCTTCAGAAAGAGGTTAATGCTGCAAACGATATTGCCAAGGCGGCAGATTCTCGGGCAGAAGCGAATTCTGACGATATCACAAAGTTAGGCACAAGGGCCACAAACCTTGAAAAGAAGCTTGATTTCAAAGGAACATTGAGGGCTTTCAGCGATAATGCAAAAGCGGCACTGATGAGCTGGGTAAGCTCTTTCAACTCTTCGTCTGGGAATCCAGAGGTTATCGGTGCCGGGATTGCCCTTCAGGATGCGAACGGCAGCGAAAAATCTTCGCTTAGAATATACTCGAATGGCAAAATGCAGTTCAATTATAAGGATAATAGCTATAATGTTCCTATAATCCAGCGCGGATCACAATCCATGACCGTGGAGAAAGCGAATACAGCTGTTAAAAAAGAAATCACATTCCCGAACGCATACAAGTCTATCCCGAATGTTTTTGTCACAATCCATGCGAGCGATCCGCTCAAGTACGGCGTTTCGGTTGGAGGGGTAACTGCAAAAGGCTTTACATTGTATTTCAACGCAACTAGTGCCACAACGGCAACGATCGAATGGTGTTCAATCGGTCGCATTGACCAGTAAGGAGGAAAGCCATGTCAAAAATCAGTGCTTACGAAAAGATACAGGAGTTCAACGGCTCTGAGGTATTCATTGTTGATACATCGGACGGAACAAGGACGGTCACATATCAGCAGCTCGTAGACCTTATCAAGTCAACCGGCGGTAATGTTGTAGCACAGCAGAAGAGTGTGACTCCGGCAGCAAATGAACAGGTTGTCGAGCCTGATTCTGGCTATAATGCCCTTTCGAAGGTGACGGTTAATGCTATCCCAATATCGAGAGACGAAAACGCAAACGGGACGACTGTAACGATCGGATAGGAGGGCAAAAATGGCAGTAAATAAGGTTATCTACGGTTCTGATGTGCTGATTGACCTGACGGATGACACGGTTAATCCATCGTCCTTGAAGCAGGGATATACAGCACACGATTGTCACGGAAATCTAATCGCGGGTGAGCATGTTGAGTCCGGTGGCAGTTCCGGCGCCGGCCTCCCTGATATAATCGAAGCTGGCAATACACCTATTTGGATGCACTTGGAGATGTGCACTACAAGAAGTAATTCAAGCAGTGACGCTTATAAATTAGGATCAGGCCGTTTCATAGCGCCAAAAAATGGCACATACAGATTTACTTTCGTCGGATGGACAAATGCAGCGTCAAGTGGCAATGGTAATAAAGCTAGAGTGTATCTTAGTACAGCTTCAAACAAACTGTATAGTGACGGTTTAGACGGCACACAAGTTGCCGAATTACCTTATAACGATGCTGATGTCAGATTTGTGCATATGGACGTGACTCTGAAAGCGGGACAAATCATCTACTTCTTTGGACGTACAGCATCGTCTAACGTTTCGTCGTATGTTGCAGGCTCAACCGGAACAGTTCATGCATTTTTAGTTAGTGTTGCATGGGACAATGGTTGTAACAATGTTGGATAGAAGGGACATGTTATATGATTAGAGGAAAAGTGACCGGACAGGTTCTTCAGCTTGCGAAAAATACGACCGTAAGCGACAGCAAAAACTATATATCAGCCAGATTCGTCTTTTCACTCGACTGGCTTGGTCTGACTAAAACGGTGCATTTCAAGAATGGCGAGAATCAGGCGGATGTAACCCTTGTGGATGACGGCATCACACAGGACAGAGGAATTGACCTGAGCGCCGGAACATGGGACGTGTGGCTGCATGGGGCAGCTTATAACGAGTCTACAGGAGAGCTTGAAGAGAGAATCACAACCACTAGCGCAAAGCTTGTAGTCCTTCCGTATCAGACTGCAACCGGGGAACCTTTTAGAGGCAATAATGCCAGTGCGGTTGAAATTGAAGTCGGGAAAGCGGTTGTTGCCGCATCAAAAGCAGAAACGGCCAGAGACGCTGCGGAAACTTCAGCAAATGAAGCAGCTACGTCATCAAAGAGTGCCGCGTCTTCAGCTTCTTCTGCAAAAGAAACAGAAGAACGGATTAAGATTCTTGAAAATGATATCAACAGCGATGTTACGCAGTTCTCGGTAGATTATCAAGCGGCTATGAAGGAACTCGAATTAAAGCGAGCCTCATCGCTGTCAGATATTGATACAGCTGGAACAGTGCAAAAGAATTCGGTTATGAAAGCCGGAACCGATGCGGTAGATTCCATTAACGCTTCAAAATTATTGGCAATTTCTTCCGTAGAAAGTGCTGGTGCTATTCAGATAAAAAACGTCAACAGTTACGGAGCTGAACAGATTTCTGGCATCAATTCAACTGGATCAGCCAGACTGAAAGAGGTAAATGATGCAGGGACATCGAATGTCAACAAGATCAACACAGCAGGTTCTGATGCGGTAGCATCTGTAAAAAAAGCAGGAGAAACACAGACGGCGAATATTACGAAAACTGGCGCTGATGCGGTATCTAACATTCAAGCATCGGAATCAGCAGCGAATACGACGATTGAACAAGCTATTTCATCCGGTTTGACAAAAATTGAGGAGGCTGGCCGGACACAGATAGATCTGATTAAGCAGAACGGGGGAGGCATCGAAAATGCACTTTCAAATTTTTTCGCTCTAAGAAGAAATGGCAAGGTATTCACAACAAAAATTTATAAATGGGAGACCTCCACAAGCCCTGTGGGCGTGAAAATGAATGCCAATGAGAATATGGTTGCGGAGCCATCTGTGGGAAGAACAGAGGGCAGAGATGATTATGCTCAGTATGGCCTATTTCATCATTTTACCTGCAATTTTTCTGTAGACGAGAATGGTTTCAACCATGTAGATGCCCTGGAGGGCCAGATTGGATTTACCAAGTACGGCAAGGTGCAGGTCGGAGAGGTTACAATGAGCGCCTGGTTCGGCATCGAGGACACTACCGAGGCAGTCCTATATCATTATTCTGACAGCCAGACAGAACTGACACCGTATCCGATGAAAGAATCTGTCAATCCGGACGGAACAATCAGCCCATTCATGATCCATGCCAAGTATGCGGCGGGAGACATTGATGGAGTGCCGTATTCATCAAAAGGCCTGGCACCGGCCAATGACTGCCAGGCAACACAGGCGAGAAATCCGGTCAGCTACACCGGAATGATAACCTATATGCACAAGCTGGGCGGTCACTATTGCGGCACGACAAGCTGGGATCTGTTCTATAGACAGCTCATGATGATTATTAAATATGCAACCACACACAGCCAGAGCATCATGGCCGGATGTATCTCATACAGCAATCAGAACCAGAACCTGGTAGAAGAAACCGGAGTGATGAGAGTGGTACTAACAAAGGCACAGGCGGCTGGTTATGTGATCGGCTCATATGTATCCATCGGAGACGTTGGCTCAAACACAAACAAAGACCGGTATTTTTCCTATATACACAACAAAGCATACAGCGTCAAAGTCACAAAGATTGAGGACGTGGATGACAGCAATGCAGCAGTATATGTGAATGCTCCGGAGGCATTCGACACGACATTGACCACATGGATCACAACAATGCCATGGCACAGTGGAGCGACTGATGAGGTGGCTGGCTCAGACGGATCTCCGAACAGCAACACCAATAGGAAAGATCCGTACAAGATCCAGGGCATTGAGACCTGCATCGGAGCCTATGAGGTTCTGGGGAATGTGGTCATGGATATTGTTACCGGTGCGGACGGGAATCCGGCCAGAGATGTCTATGTATGCGAGGACGCCAGCACACTGTCCAGCAACATTGCGACAGTGCGGGCAAATTATAAAAAGGCTATCGCACAGGTGGCATATACAGCGGCATCCTGGAAATATATCACGGAAGAAACAACAGATCCAAACCTGGGTATCATGATTCCTACGAAAGTAGGCGGAGGCTCAACCACTGGATTTGCTGATGCACTGAATACAGATGCAGAAACATCTGGACAGAGAGAGTGGCTTGCGCTGGGCACTTTGAACAATGGCGCGCTTGCTGGCCTCTGGATTCTGCTTGCGAACAATGGCTGGTCGTACACGACCTGGGCTTTCGTCTCTGGCGTTTCTCCAAACGGCACCAGGGGTGAATGGCAGGCAACGGCCTGACAGAGGGGCTTTCCCCTTATAAATAAATAACGGACTTGTAACGCTAAACGGTCGGTTTCCTCTGTGGCTTGCGCTGGGCGCTTTGGGCTATGGCGCGCTTGCTGGCCTCTGGCTTCTGCATGCGAGCAATGGCTGGTCGGGCACGCACTGGAATATCGTCTCCGGATTTTCTTGAAAATATTTGAAATTCAGCGTTACATTTCGCTCTGTAAAAACAGAGCCGCCGGAAAGCAGGTGCGTGGGGCATATCCCCAAAATACGATTGAAGCCACACCGGTCAGCCGGGATCCAAGGAACCTGACTGGTCGGGCGCATGGCGCAGTAGGCCATGTGGCGGAGTGAGTAGAAAAACCGAAAACTCCTGTATCAAGAAACGAGGATAGCAGTTGAAACGATACTGTAAAAATATACGACTGGATAAAGACTGGATCATGTCCTGTATGCTGGAATGCTTTTCAGACAAATGGAAACGGCGTGATGTGGCAGGATTCCTGGCCGGGTATCAAACTGGTCAATCTCTGCCTGTCAGGGCTGTGAGCAGACTGATCCAGGAGAAAAGGAGCAATGTGGACCCGTTGCTGGAAAGAGCAGCGGAAGATCTGGCAAGGGAAATCAAGGAGCGTGATGTTCATTTCCAGGAAATACACTACTCCATGAGGTATGACGGAAACTCCGGAAAGCATCACGGAGATTGCACTAGATCTGGCGTACCGCTGTATTTCATATTATGGGTGGTTCAAAAATTCAGATTCCGTTCACTTCAAAAAGAAGTATGGAATAGAGCAACTGATGAAATACGCGAAAAGGAGGGTAAGCATTGAAAGCAAGATTCACAACAGAACAGCCGGCAGTCAGCTGGCAGCCGCTTGACAACGGAATGGTGGACGTGACAATCTGCCTCAATGGGCAGGAAGTTACAGAAGAAAATCAGCAGATGATGGAAAAAGAGCAGTATACAACTGTGACAGAGACGTTCTGGGAATATGATTTCCACCAGTTCCGGGAAAAAGCGGAAAATGTAAACCGTGAAGCTGTGGAGAAAAATCCGGAAAAATATCTGGACTACGAACCACAGAAAGAAAAGACGCTAGAGAGAAGGGTCAAAGATCAGGAGGAGACTATTGAGATGCTGACAAGTTGTCTACTTGAGATGTCTGAAGTTGTATATGCTTGACAACTTTAAGCATGCAATATGTAAATCTCTATTCGGAAAGGGAGGTGAAACAATGATGGCAATGTTATGGGCTCAGAAGATTATGTATTCAAAAACAAAAGAAGAAGCGATTGCTCTTTACAAAAGAGTGCCGCGTCTTCTGAAAGATAAGGTTGAACAGATCTTAATCGAAAGCGGTTGTGAAGATCTCGTAAAAGAAAGTGAGGAAAAATAATGCAAAAAAAAATAACACTAATGTTTTTATCAACTGCACTTGTTGTGGCCATGGCGTTGCCGGCACTCGCTTGTACGCCGCCGCTGAGCCCTCCAAAGATGCCAGACATGCAGTCAGCTTATGACGCTGCCTACGAAGCTGGGAAGAAGGCTGCTGAGAATGTAGTGATTCCGGATTCATATTTCAAAAACAAGACGGAAAGCGAGACCGAGACCGAAACGGTAATTGAGACAGAGACGGAATCCGAACAGGTCAATGAATATTATTTCGTATGGGAAAAATATATCCCCAAATCACTAAGAAACAGGTGGGCTAGCTTTCTCAGGAGGTGATCCAGTTTATCTCCCTTGCCGGGGTCAAGGCAAATACTTAGAATTGAGGTATACAGATATGACCGAAGCAATGATAACCGGCGTGGTAGCCATCATAGTCTGCATGATCAATAATGCTTTTCAGCAGTATAGAATTCGAGAACAGCACGATGAGACCACAACGATGATAACCTACAAGATTGACGAGCTCACCAAGCGAGTTGACAAACATAACAGCATCATCGAACGTACATATGCGTTAGAGAAGCAGATGGCTACAATGGACGAAAAAGTCCGTGTAGCCAACCACCGAATAGCTGATTTAGAGGAAAAGGAGCGTGTATAGAATGTTTAAAAATTGCGTATTAAAACCCGATGTAAATACAGTTAAGTGGTTCAAAGCGGCCGGGGTAAGAGCCATCAAGACGATGGCTCAGACAGCTGTGGCACTGATCGGGACTAACGCGTTCATCACTGCTGTAGATTGGAAGATGATCATCTCTGGCGCTGTGATGGCTGGATTGGTGAGCATCCTGACAAGTGTTGCAGGCATTCCGGAAGTAGAAGCAGAATAGAGAGGAGATAGACTGATATGAGTAAGACGTTTAAACAGAAAGAATGGGGAACACTGCATGGAATTTCCATGGCTGCTTCTGGCTGTGGCCCTTGCAGTATTGCAGCCATCGTTGCCAACCTGGTCAAGGACATTACCCCAAAAAAGGTTGCCGAGTGGCTCTACGCAAACGGCGATTTCTTTTCATCCGGTACGACCCGTGCCGGCGTAACTGCTGCTTTTGAACATTACGGCTTCGACGTCGTTGGATATTACAAACCAGAACATTCCGGCGGCACAATCTGGAAAAACGCAATGGCTAAGATGAAGTCATTAAAAGGTGATTGGTGGGCCGTGTTCCTGACGGTCGGAAAGGTCAACGGGGCAAAGGACAATTTTTGGACATCCGGCGGTCATTACTTAGCCATCACAGACTACAAGGACGGGAAGCTCTATGTGCGTGATTCCGGGGCAAGAAACAACACCGGATATTTCAGCCCTGAAAAGCTCAGATATGATACCAACGTCATCTGGATTGTTCAGAAGAAATCAAGCAAAAAGGCTTATACAGGCGAGTTCCCGACTCTTCCATCAAAAGGCTATATCGGTGAAGGTGACGCTGGATCAGAAGTTAAGAAGGTGCAGCTGTTTTTGAAATGGTACGGCACATACAAGGACAGAGTAGACGGAAAATGCCTTGGAAGGACGGTAGCAGCTATTAAGGCGTTCCAGGTCGCAGAGGGAGAGACAACTGATCTGAAATTCGGACCATCTTGTTTGAGAAAAGCTAAGACTGTCAGAAAGTAAACAAGAATATGAAAAAAGCAAAGGAAATGCTGCTAGAAGATGCATTATCTTCCGCTATTCATTCAGAGAAGCGCAATATTCATTTAAAAAAGGCCCTTACTCTTTCAGCCTTTTTCAACATCGTGTGTCTTGTATATTGTGCATTTAAAAAGCATGGATAGAGGCTTAATTAAATACTTTTGGGATTGCGGAGACAGTCAGATCATCGAATTTGCGATAATTCGGGCACGGCTGAACAGAAGAGAGAAAGAGGCTGTCAGCCTTCTTCTGGACGAATGTTATACACAGGAAAAGGCGGCGGAAGTGATGGACATTTCAGTACGGAATGTTCAGAAAATCTGGTACAACGCCGCAGACAAGCTCCTGTCAATCCCTTGGGTTGTAGCCTATGCAAAAGAGTTGAAAAATAAATAATATGCGTAAATATAGCGTATCTGATTCGTGGGATACGCTATATTTTTTTGTTTAAATATAGAGTAGAAAGGGGGATGCCGATGTATAAGCGATACAACCCCAATCCGACAGCAGCGAGAGTCGGCGACTGTACAGTCCGGGCAATCAGTAAGGCGACAGAACATAGTTGGCAATATACTTATGTGCAGCTGTGCTTGTACGGTCTGTTAATGTCCGATATGCCGTCAGCCAACAGTGTGTGGGGCTCATATCTGTTAGATATAGGATTTTCAAGGAAGATGGTTCCAGACGTATACGGTAAGATATATACCGTCTCAGATTTCGCCAGAGATCATCAGAAAGGTACTTACATACTAGCCTTGTCCGAGCATGTGGTGGCACTAGTCAACGGCGATTGGTACGACACGTGGGATTCTGGCTTAGAAATTCCGCTGTACTACTGGCATAAAAAGGAGGAGAGCGCATGAATTACCCTTACGGAAATATGAACATGAATAGTTATTCACAATATCCACAATTCGGCGGCGGATACAATCCACCTGTTCCTGATCAGCTGAGTCAGCTTCGGATGCAGAACGCATTCAACCAGATGAATCAACCGGTTCAGCAGCAGCCGAACAATCCAGATGAACGAATCTGGGTACAGGGAGAGGGAGCAGCGCAGGCTTATCTAGTAGCACCGAACGGATTTGTTCGATTGTGGGACAGCACTGCCCCGGTATTCTACGAAAAGCGAGCAGATCAGACAGGAAAGCCGTACATGGAAGTGTTCGAATACACCCGAAAAGGTGCACAGACTCCGAATCCAGAGCCTAAACGGACGGATGCGGATAATGTTATAGAGAAACAGCTTAAGTCATTAGAAGAACGTGTAGGCGTTCTTGAAAAGAGAGGAGCGATCGCAAATGATGCAGCAGATTCCGAATAATCCAATGCAGATGATACAGCAGTTCAATCAGTTCAAAAATTCTTTCACTGGTGACCCGAAGCAGGCGGTTATGAACCTTTTGCAAAGTGGTCAAATGAATCAGGATCAGTTGAATCAGCTACAGTCGATGGCAAAAGAATTAAAAAAATTATTAAAGTGATTTTGGATATTTCCAAACATATCCTTTACAAGATTTTATTCTTCCGGCACAACAATTCACAATTGTGCAGGGATTGCAATTGTAGAAACGAGCAGCATCAGAAAAACAGGGCCATTCCCTGATGAATTCACCGTTTCTTGAAAATTGCAAAACTGGTTTACTTAATTTGTTCAATTTGCCTTTTAAACCGCGCATGTTGCTATCTTTTCTAAGTCCAGTATTGATTGCGTGACGCGTGTTTTGGCTATACGTTACCCATTCTAGATTCGAAACCGTGTTGTTTCCTTTGTCTCCGTCAATATGATTTACACAAAGGTAGCCGTTTGGGTTTGGAATAAACGCTTTTGCAACCAGAATATGAATAGATTTATTTTTGTTAATTCCATCTTTGCAAAGTGTGACCGTTAAATAGCCGCTTCGATGATGTTTTAAAGAAAGCTTTTTGCTTTTTCCTGTATGATTATAATTTAAGCTTTTTACATTACCAAGATTGCTTACTTCATATAAGTTTTCGTAATCAGAAATAGGTTTCCAAATTTCCATAAAAAAGTCCTTTCTAGCTTGGTGGATAAATCTGTTTCTAAAATAACACATTCAATAAAAGTCTACAATATCTGCGCAGATAATTGTAAATAAATTTAAAAAGGAGATCAAAGATGAGTTTAACGACAAGTGAAATGACCCCTGCCGACTTTGCAGCAGTAACTGGCGGTAATGATAAAAATGGAGCATGGGGCGATGGTTCATGGTTTCTTATTATTTTATTTCTCTTCGTTTTTTGCGGATGGGGCGGCAACGGCTTCGGAGGCAACAGAAACGGTGGCGGTGCAGTAGACGGATACGTCCTGGCATCCGACTTCGCGAACATTGAAAGAAAGATTGACAGCGTCAATAATGGCTTGTGCGACGGATTCTACGGACAGGCTCAGCTTGTGAACGGGGTACAGCAGAATTTGAGCAACGGCTTCATGTCTGCGGAGATTTCCAGAGCCAACCAGCAGGCCGGATTAATGCAGCAGCTGAATGCTATGCAGATGCAGCAGGCGAATTGCTGCTGCGAGACAAGAGAAGCTATTCAGGGTGTGAACTACAACCTTGCACAGCAGTCTTGCGAGACACGACAGAGTGTCAATACAGCAGCGAGAGACATCATCGACAATCAGAACGCCAACGCAAGAGCAATTCTCGATGCTATGACCGCACAGAGAATCGAAGCGAAGGATGCGAAGATTGCAGAGCAGAGCCAGCAGCTTTTTGCAGCACAGCTTGCAGCAAGTCAGGCGGCTCAGAATGATACGCTTAAAGCGTACATGACAGGCCAGTTTGCTTACTACAATCCAAGACCAGTTCCGGCATTCCCAGTTCCGGCACCTTATCAGTACGGCAACTGCGGCACAGGCTGCGGATGCTAATTGAATAATGACATAAGGCAGCTTGTCGCATATCGACATGGTCAGCACTCCTCCGCTGATACTGCTTAAGTGGCGGGGTGTTGCCCTGCCACTTTTTATTTAAAGGAGCGTGAAAAAATGGCAGAATATACAAATTCTAATACAGTTCTAGTCGCCGCTGGCCAGAACCTTCCTCTTACAGAGACAGCGGTAAAAGGTGGATGCGGCATTGTTCACAGAGAGGGTGCCGGCATCGTAACACTAAGAGGCACGACGAATCAGTGCAAAGCCCGCTATAGAGTCAGTTTTGGCGGCAATATCGCTATACCTACAGGCGGCACAGTTGAAGCTATCTCCGTAGCTCTTGCAATTGCCGGAGAGCCTCTTAATTCAGCAACTGCGATCGTCACACCGGCTGCGGTAGAAAACTTTTTCAACATCTATGTTGCGGCTTATGTTGACGTACCTAGAGGGTGCTGCGTGACGGTTGCATTAGAGAATGTATCCACAGAGGCTATTAATATCAGCAACGCGAACATGATCGTTGAGCGAGTTGCATAATGGAGGTGTGAACATGAACAAAAATACATTGTATGACCTGAAAGAAATGCTCTGCAAAGAGCTTGATGAGATTGCTAAGAAAGGCGAAATGAGTGCCGGAGACCTTGAGACAGTGCATAAGCTTACTGATACCGTCAAGAACATTGAAAAAATCATGTATATCGACGACAACGGTTATTCGATGGACGGCGATTGGAGATCATCCGGCACATATGCCCGTGATGGAATGCGGATGGACGACCGAGGTATGAGTTATGCGAACAGAGGACGTCACTATGTTCGAGGCCATTATTCCAGGGGAGACGGACGAGAAATGAGTAGATGTCGTGAATATCTTTCTGATCAGATCAGAGATATGATGGACCGTGACGATCTCTCTCAGACGGATAGAGCGTCTTTGAAAAGGGCACTGGAAGAATTACAGGGATAGGCGGTGAAAGGCGTGGATTTGAACGAGATTAATGCTGAGATTGCGAAGCTTGAAGCGGGCGGCACAAATTATGCAGTCTGCGAAAAACTGGCGTGCCTCTATACGGTCCGTGACGGGCTTCAGAATGGAAGAAAGCCGGAACGGGCAATGAATATAGATGAATACAGCTATGCTTCAAATCCGCGCCAGATAGTTTTAGACGAGTCTCAGACTGAATTTGAAAAGGCAGCTTACAGTGTGCCTGTGGATGCGCTTATATCCGTCATGGATGAGCACATGGAAGCGATACGGGCCATATACCCGAAAGAGTACACGGCTGTTGTAGAACGGCTGAAAAGTGAAAAAAGGGCGGGAGATTAAATCCCGTCCTTTTGAGTTCTAATAATAGTCGCCGTAGTCTTCGCATTTTTTCTCGGCTTCCATGTATCTTTTGTACAACTCGTCCGCCATCGAATCGAATATATCTCCTTCTGGATCGTTCCCTTCTTCAACGCATTGTTCTCTCAGATCATCAAGCTCATATCGGAATGTATCCCATAATTCAGAAATTTTCATATTTTCCTGCCTTATAATACATACATGATGCGATAATTGTCTACCTGTGGCGAATTGTTCCAATTGTCCAAAGCTTCCTCTTCCGTGAATCCCTGTGATACGGACTCTTCGATGAAGTAATCTTTGTCAGATTCTTCATATACGACTGTGCCTCTCTTCAGGTGATTTTCCGCTTCTGCCTTTGTGCATCCATCCTGCATTAAAACTTCAATATTTGTCATTTTTTTATTCCTCCTTGGTTTCTCTTCTTCAACTGTCTTTATTATACCACATATAACTTATTATGTTTTTTCTACAATAACTTTTCCGGCCTCTATCTTCAGAATGACCTCTCGGTCATCCGGTGTTATTCCCAGCGCCTCGATCATGGCCACCGGAACAGATAGCCGGTATGTGTATGAGTTCTTGCCGGCATTTCCGCCGGCCTTGTTGAACATGACGTTTCTCTTTATTTCTGTCATTTTACGCCTCCTTAATAACCGACTTCGGGATCCATACTTTCCAACCTTTGCCAGAACCGACAACGTCGCCCGTTCTCAGGACAACCTGAACAGCCTTTTCCGACTCTTTGATGATTTCTTCAAAAGACACTGTAACGTATCCGTCTATTGCTATTTCTTTACCATCTTCGTCTCTTGTGAATATATCAATAAAGCAGTTGTATCTTGTCGCTGTATCCTGCTGCTTGTCGATGAACCATTCCTTAACATTTGCTAATCCTTCTTTCATTTCTTTCTCCTCATTTTGCTTCTCTTCTTTAACTGTCTTTATTATACCATATTGGTGTCCAATAGTCAATAGCTAAATCGAAAAAAGATGAAAAAATATATACATCATGATTATGCAGATGAATCCGAATACTCATGTTGTATATCTGAAAGCGTCAAATTAAAAGCTCTATATCGAGCGCGTATGATGGTTTTTCTTTTCTGCCTAAAAATATATAATCTATCCTCTTCACAGCGTTTTTGAGAAGTATATTTTTTTCTTCCGCTGATAGATCATCGTTCCTGAGGCCATCGACTGCGGCTCGTAATCTAATAACTTGATCGCTGTAATTTATACGCTTCGGCCGGTTCTTCTTTAATGCGTCTATCTTTTGACTCAGATCATTCATCTCCGCTCTGATAGAGCTGTTACGCTCTAAAAAAACATCTTCCGAATAGATTCCCTTTTCAAGTAGGTCATATTGTTTCTTTTCTTGCTCTGCCATCGATTGTAGTTCATCTTCCATCCTCTGTATCTGCTTTGCGTAAATGCTGTCATCGTCCGAATCACTGCTGTTTGTTCTCGCTTCTAACTCTATAGAAATCGACTCAAGCGAATTGGAGACGTTCTTTATCGCTTCGTACAGGTATGCAGACTTTCCTCCACACCCTTTTGTCCGGCATTCTATACGGTCCTTTTTGTTTCCATGATAAGGGTGCCGCGTCATTGACCGGCCACATTCAGAACAGTATACCAGTCCGGCTAGAGGGTTTTTGATTGCGTGATCTATGTGTGCACGAGGGTCGTTTTTGAGCATTATTTGCACACCGTCATATACATATTCTTCTACAAGGCTTTTGTGTCTTCCTCTTACCAATACAACGTCTTCGGGGTCGGCCGTGCTTTTCTTTCTTACAAGATGCCCGTCTTCATACGAAAATTCGGTTTTTGTATATGCAAAACGGACGTATCCTTTGTAATGAGGATTTTGAAGAATGAAACTCACAGAAGAACGCTCCCACTTTTTGCCACGTGGTGGCTTGACGTTTATGCTGTTTAAATAGAACGCAATTCGTCCCAGACTTTTGTGTTCAAAAAATTTCATGTCAAAAATTTTCGTTACGACCCAACCGAACTCACCGACTTCCAGTGTCGGGCCGATTTCGTCATTCACCTTTTCGTAACCGTATGGCGGTATGCTGCCGATAAAATTCCCCTTCTGAGCCGACAGGACTCGACCACGCCAAAGAATCTCCTTTGTGTATTCAAGATAGTCGTTCCCTCGCATTAGTTCCTGTTCAAAAAATTTGCGCTGCATCTTGTTCGACAGGTCGTATTCCATCTGAAGCGTTATAATGCGCGTGTTCGAATACCTGAAAGCGTTTTCGACCTTTCCACAGTCTTCCAGATCGCCTCTTGTGAGTCGCTGCGGTTCGACAGTAAGAACAGCCTTAACATTGTCAGCTTCGATGATCCGCAGCAGCTCTATCATCTTCGGACGTTCAATGATAGTTTCACCAGATACGACTTCGCGAAGAATGTGATCTTCGCGGATGCGATAGCCGAGCTTTTTCAGTGCCAGTTCCTGAAGCATAGTTTCGTGCCTGGCAAGTACATCCTCTACAGATTCAAGAGGACTGTCAGCCCGACTTTTTCTTAGATAGATATAATATTCGTACATTTTATTTTTCCTCTTTTTTGTTGTAATTTTTAATTTTCACAGTATAATAAAAATTGAGGTAAATTTTCATCTTTTCTCTTATTGTAATCAAATACATACAGTTATCTTTAGCTACATGCTTATTTTTCGTACATTTTATGTCATGTAGAAACTCCTTTCGATAGAAGCCCCGGCGCCAAACGGGGCTTTTATTTTTTCCCTTTTTCACCAATCTCGTTCTCGTTTGGGAGCACAATTGTGTAACACCCTTTTCCGTCAATAACTGCCTGCCGTCCCCGCTTGATCGCAAGATTCAGAAGATCCATGTTCGGCTGCACATGTGCCGGATTGTTCAAGATGTCTTTCGATTCTGACACTTCATAACTTATCGCTATGCTTGCGGCGATGTTTAACCTGTATTCCAGCGGTGTCTGCAAGTAGGCCGTCAGCATTTCTAGGATACAGATCGGGGACGATCCGTGGCAGCCTTGCAGGATGTATAGAAGTTTCCGTTTCTGATCCACAGTTAGATTAGATACAAGCGTCAGAAGCGCAATCCCGACATCCTTTTTATTCGCACCGGGTTCGATCCGGTCAAATTCGTACGGATAGAGAAGCTTCAAATAATACGGCATCGGCTGGACACCGAGAACCATGAACCACTCAAAACCCATTTGCTGAGACGGGCAAGACGTCCCGTTCTCCCAGTTCTGGACCGTCTTTTTACTTACTCCCAGAGCTTTTGCCATGTAGTCTTGACTCTTTCCAGCCGCTTCCCTTGATGTCCTCCACATTTTTGCAAACTTTTCCGAAATGTCATATTTTTTCATCTAAAAGCACTTCCTTAAGCGTAAATTATTTCCCTCTTTTTTGCATTAAATTGATAATTATGCAAATCCGACTGATTTGATAGAATATAAGCGTAACTAATATATAGAAACGTTAAAAATGATTGGGATGGTGCACATGAACAAGAAGAAGCAGATCAGGGAGATTGAGCAGATGCTCCTTGATGCGGACTGTGACACCGTAACGGCTGTTCACAGTGTATTGTCGAGGCTCAGAAAGCCTCGTGATGAACGAACGTGTTGGTTTTTTAAGCTTGCGAGCAAAATTGGCAAGCGATTCAGAAAGCGGGATAGTATATGAGTAACGATGACCTAAAAATGTACATTAAGAAGCACATTGACGAGATAGAAGACAGCTCGCTGCTGCTTTTCATCTACAAGTTGATAATCAACTTGATCTAAAAGCAACAAGGCCCCTCACGAACTGTGAGAGGCCTTTTGTCTAGCTGTAATACCTCAATGCTGTTACTCTTCGATTGTGATTAACTGTGTATCTTTTGCACCGTCGAAAGAAATCCAATCAGATACTTCAATGTCTACGTCACTTGTATCCTGCAACTCGAACGGTTCGCAAACGTCAATAGATCCTCCTGGCTGAATATCCTTCATATAATTTTCATATTCAGGAATTTCATAGTCTATATAAGCCAATTCGTTTTCTACACCGTTCTGGAAGCACTGAATCTGCGCTGAAGCCATAGCGCTTGTGTTTTCGTCGCCGTTATTCGTGAATGTGTAATAATACAGAAGACATGGATTTCCATCCATATCCTTTCCAATCTCATGCTTCGAATATGTGATGACATATTTGTCTGTCTCAAAATTGATAGTGCCGTCATCGGCTGCTTCTGTCTCAGGAGCTTCTGTGGTAGCCTCCTCTGTTGTTGCAGGAGCTTCTGTTGCTGCCTCGGTCGCGGCTGGTGCCTGCGTTTCTTTTGGTGCATCTGATGAGCTGCCGCACGCCATGATAGACATAGACATAGCGGCAACCATCATTGCTGCAGTGATTTTCTTTTTCATGTTCCCTCTACTTCCTTTCTTTTATATATCAGGAATAGCCCCGGAACAATCCGGGGATTCCCAACTATCATTCTTCTGGCGTTGCCGCTTCAGCAAGCCTTTTGACGAATTCAGCGAACGCCATCAGCTGTTCGTCTGTCATCTTCTCCATTGATCTGCAAAGCTCCAAAGACATTTTATATCGCATAGAGCCTTTATCCTTATAGAGACGACCGACTAACTCAGCCAGTTCGTCGTCTGAACCTTTTATATAAGGTTCGCCTTCTCCCGTCCTGAGCCAATGCTCATTGACTGAGAATTCTCTGCAGATTGCCAAGGTCATTTGGTCGGTTAGATTGTTCACCCCGTTTTCAATACGGCTGACAGTCTGCTTTGTTACGCCTACTCTTTCGCCGAATTTCTCAAGCGTCAAATTGAGTCCTTTGCGGATTTCTTTTACCCGCTCGCCTTGTGCCAATCTGTTCACCTCCTTCTGATATTATAATACATCATCATGATACAAAAGTCAATAAAAAAGTTACGTAAAGTTACAAAAATGTATTGACAAAGTAACGTAACGAGACTATAATGTAACCATAAGGAACAAACAACCACAAGGAGGAAATAAAATGAAAAAGAGATATGAAGTATGGGCAACATTTGAAGATGGGTTGACTGTAAAGGTTGAAACCCATAAGCGCTTACGAGATGCGCAGAACGCCATCGACGCGATGAACGCACACAATCAGAATGATCTGAGATGTGGCGGCGGTTTTCCTCATGGGGTTCCGCAGTACTCAATTAAGTGTGTAATTAAATAATTGAATGGGAGGCGGCAGGCCTCCCGGAAAGGAGAAACATGAAGACATCTAAGAAAGAAGAATTGAATACAAAAATGTGTGGCGAATTACAAGAAACTATTTGCACATGGGACAACATTTACAGAAGCTGTCAGGACGGATGGGAAACATTCAAACTGGCGATCGAGCAGTTTTTACGGAATTTGAATTAAAATTATTAAATTTGAATAATCAAACCGGTGCCGGTTAAGCCGTAGCGTCAAAGCAAGCGCCGGATTTAAAAATATAAGAAAGGGGGCCTTTGAATGGCTGAGAAAATAACAAAATTTGAGCGCCATCGTATTTACGATGACATTCTGAATGAATGTGATAAGGTCGATGACATAACCTATCTTTACAAGTTGCAAGGAGCGGCAGCAATGATTGGAATAATGTCAGAATTCGCAAAGTCAGAACATAAAGAGCAGAAAGAAAGAGGTGCATAATTTGTGATTATGCCGGAAAGGTAAGGTGATTATAATGACAGATCAGAAGATTCCAACAATGCTGACAATACCGCAGATAGTAGAGCGGTTCCCTGCATTCAATTATAATTTTGTTCGCCGTTTATGCATTGAAAACAAAATATGCTATGTGAGAGTCGGCAGGGGCCGATATTTGATTAATCTTGAAAAGTTCGTTGATTGGTTGAATGGTGATGAAAAAGGAGCTGTGAAAGATAAAAAAAAGGAAGTGGCACATGAGATGTTTATCGACAGATACAAATTAAAGGTTGAGCTTATGAAAAGAGACATGACACAGAATCAGCTGGCTGAAATGTGCGGAGTATCCCGTGCAACAATTAGTAACATATCATGTGGACGTTCTTGCAATGATAATACAGGTTATAAAATTGCTCAGGCACTGGGCATGGAAATTGAAGATTTAAAATAGGAGGCATAGCATGAACGAAATTAAAATTTTTGAGAATCAGGAGTTCGGCAAAGTGAGAGCTTTGGAGATTGACGGAAAGCCGTATTTTGTCGGCAAGGATGTAGCAGAAGCATTAGGCTATAAGGACACAGTTAATGCGCTTAAGCAGCATTGTCGTGGGGTGGTAAAACACCATGTCACCGATTCCATCGGAAGAAATCAGGAATCGAGTTTCATTCCAGAGGGTGACGTTTACCGACTCATCGTGAGAAGTAAGCTCCCGTCAGCAGAGAAGTTCGAAAAATGGGTTTTTGATGAAGTTCTCCCATCCATCCGCCAGACAGGTGGTTATCAGATGACAATGCCGCAGGGTAAGGAGTTGTTAGCTCTGGCAGTTCTGGAAGCGCAGAAGACCATCGAGGCACAGAATAAGGATATCGAGAGAATGAAGCCGAAGGAAATTTTCGCTGATGCCGTAAGTGCCAGCCACACAACTATTCTGATCGGAGAGCTTGCGAAGCTTTTGAGACAGAATGGCATTGATATCGGAGCAAAACGATTGTTCGCATGGATGAGAGACAACGGCTATCTTGTTAAGAGACAAGGCACGGACTACAACACACCGACACAGAAGAGTGTCGACCTTGGTGTCCTGACAACGAAAGAAACGACAGTCCTTCACCCTGATGGTTCGACTAAGATTGTAAAAACGGCCAAGGTAACCGGCAAAGGTCAGCAGTACTTCATCAATAAGTTTTTGAAGGCTGCCAGCTAATCGGAAGGATGGTGAGCACATGAAACGGAAAGGTAATGATGACGAGCTTTATCTTGCAAACGTGCTTCATTTCGATAACTGTACGGTCTATCTTTACAGGCCGATACTGACACCGGAAGAGAGGGAACGCCGGTATGAAAATATTCGCAGGGCACTGCGGAGAATAGGGCCGTCGCTTATTGCGGCGGAAGAAAGAAGAAAGAAAAAGGAGATGGAGAAAAATGAGCAAGCTGCAAATTCCTGAGTGGGAGAAGAGAGAAAAGACGATCTATGTCGAATGTGAAGAGGTGGACGACCGCCCGGCTATCAGCCCGATCAAAGCGGAAGCGTGTGAGGTCGCGTGTGGTATGCATCTTCTGGCGTTCCTCGCATCGGCTTGTATCTTCGTGAATACGAGCTTTAACCTATCAACACTTTTATTCACATTATATTGTGCCTTTGGGGCGTTCTGGTTCGGATCCACTGCAAGCAGCATTGGAGGTCTGGATGAAGAATAGAAGAAATGACAAGTGGATTGATGAGCTTGCTTACAAGATAGCGCTTTCTGCTCCGTGCGTATGCATGGGGACCCTAGTTGCTTTAGTGTGGGCGGTTATCTTGAAACTTTTGAATTCAATGGTTTTCAAGATTATTGTGTCAATTCCGGCGGTCATCCTGCTGGTATCCATTGCCATTCTCTTATACGAGATATGGAGAGGCGATTTTGAAGACAATTAATATTTATCAGTTTAGGAGGAAACAAAATGGTTATCAAAAATGAAAAGGCCAACTGGTCCGCCAACCAGTCAGCCGAAAAAAATGAAAAAATCACTCATCGTGATTATATCACAGCGTTGCCGGTTTTGAAAGAGACTGTTGAAATCTATGTTGAAGATTTCGAAAATCTTGTCAGATCAGACACAAAAATGATGATTTTGACAGAACTTTTTGAGAACAAAGCAACTGTCACGCAAGACGTTCTGTTTACGATCCTCGGCGTTGAGAAAGGAAGAAAATGAAAAATCTAATATCAACCAGAGAAATGAGTCATGAAAAGTGGCTCGAATACAGAAAAAAAGGCATCGGCGGATCTGATGCCGGTGCAATCTGCGGTCTCAATCCGTATGTGTCGCCGGTGACGGTGTGGGCTGACAAAAAAAGCAAGATTCCGCCGAAACCTGACAATGAAGCAATGAGACAGGGGCGAGACTTTGAAGACATCGTCGCAAAGCGTTTTTGCGAGGAGACAGGAAAGAAGGTTAGGCGCTGCAATTACATCATCCAGCATGACGAATATCCTTTCATGTTGGCGAACGTCGACAGATTGGTCGTCGGAGAGACCGCAGGACTCGAATGCAAGACATGCAGCGCTTACGGTGCCGATCAGTGGAAGAACGGAAAGATTCCACCACATTATGAAGCTCAATGCTTGCATTATATGGCAGTGACAGGACTTGATCACTGGTATATCGCATGCCTGATATTGGGTGCAGGCGGCGGACTTGTCTGGAAGAGAATAGACAGAGATGATGATGCGATCAAATTTCTTGAATCGATAGAAGAAAGATTCTGGAACAGCTACATCATCGGCAATGACATCCCGGATCCGGACGGAAGCGATGCATATAGCGACATGCTCAAGCAGTTCTATCCAATAAGCAGAGAAGACATAGAAACCGTTGAATTATACGGATACGACGAAAAGTTAGATAGAATCATGGAGATCAATGAGCTTGTTAAAAAGCTGACTACAGAAAAAGAACAGATTGAACAAGATATTAAACTCTACATGAAGGACGCTGAGCGCGCTGAGTCTAACAATTATCGCGTAACATGGAAGACGACGACTTCTAATAGGTTAGATAGCAAAAAGCTTAAAAAAGAGCTTCCAGCAATCTATGAAGGTTATTCAAACAAGACAGAAAGCAGACGCTTTTTGATTAAGAATTTACAGGAGGAATAAAAATGGCAGATTTAAAAACAGCCTTAGCTGAAAAGGCAGCAGGACAGTCAAAAGATGTAAAAATCACAAAAAACATGAAGATTGAGGACATGATCAAGGTCATGTCGCCAGAGATCAAGAACGCACTTCCAGAGGTTATCACTCCTGAACGATTTACAAGAATGGCGCTCAGCACTTTAAATAACAATGTAAAACTTCGTGATTGCTCTCCCGTAACATTTTTGGCCGCTATGATGAATGCTGCACAGCTTGGCCTTGAGCCGAACACACCACTCGGTCAGGCTTACCTTATCCCGTATAGGCATCATGGAAAGATGGAATGCCAATTTCAGATTGGCTATAAAGGTTTAATTGACCTTGTTTATAGGAATCCAAATATTCAGACAGTGCAAGCTCAGTGTGTCTATGAAAATGATACTTTTGAATATGAGTTAGGTCTTGAGCCGAAGCTGATTCATAAGCCGGCATTAACAGATAGAGGCAACTTAATCCTTGTCTATGCCCTGTGGAAGTCCCAGAACGGCGGATACGGCTTTGAGGTAATGAGTAAGGATGACATTGATGTTCATGCAAGAAGATACAGCCAGTCATACGACAGCAGCTTTAGCCTGTGGAAGTCAAATTTTGAAGAAATGGCGAAGAAAACGGTTATAAAAAAATGCCTTAAATATGCACCTCTCCGATCAGACATCCTTAGAGCTGTCAGCAATGATGAAACGATCAAGAGCAGCATCAGCGTTGACATGTCTGAGGTCGCTCCTGATGAAGTAGCTGGAGAATATGAGGAAGTAGAGAGCGTTCAGGACGAATCGTTGAACGAATAGAGAGGAGTAAAGCATGAAAGGATATAAAGGATTTAAAAAAGGTCTTATATGCAAAGGAAAACAATATGCAGAGAATACTGTTTTTGAAGAAGAAGAAGCCGTAATTTGTGAAAATGGGATGCATTTTTGCAAAAATCCGTTTGACGTTCTTGATTATTACGGCTTCGTAGATGAAAAAGGAAGTATGAACGAATTTGCGGAAGTTGAAGCTCTTGCTGAGACAGATACAAACGATAATAAGAAATATTGCACGACCAAGCTGAAGGTAGGTGCAAAGCTGTCGTTTGCCGGATTTGTTAAGACGTGCGTTGATTTTGTTCTCGAAAAAACGACTGTAGAGATAGGAGATGCCGGCGAAAATAAGATTGGTTCATCCGGTGACTATGCGAAGATTGGTTCATCCGGTTACTCTGCGAAGATTGGTTCATCCGGTGACTATGCGAAGATTGGTTCATCCGGTTACTATGCGCAGATTGGTTCATCCGGTGACTATGCGAAGATTGGTTCATCCGGTTACTATGCGCAGATT